CCGCCGTTACCATAGTTAGTACCGTCCGAACCATCATATGCACCGTAATTGACAGAGTTTGCAGGAGTGCCACCACCACCACCTTTGGCTACTTTGTCAAAAGCAGTTGTGTCACCGCCGTTACCGCCGGGATTACCAAGACCAGCTCCATTATGTACCGCACCACCCTTACCGCCTGCACCGACGCTTATTGAATATGTAGTTCCCTCAGTCAAGTCCATTTCAAAACTGTAAAAGCCACCGCGACCACCATTACCGCCACTAGACTGTTTATCGCCTGCTTTTCTTGCACTGCCACTACCGCCACCGCCTGCACCTGCTACTTCAATGATGTATCTTCCGTCTTTCGGAACTGTCCATCGATAATTGCCCGGAGTGGTATATAAGGCACTTGCCACGATATCCGCTTGCAAGTTGTCGTCAAAATATATATCGCTTATATCAAAGTCGCTGAATTTCCAATCGTTATCAGCGTATCTTACAACTTTTTTTACTGGATACTCACCGCTCGCAACAAATAAAGTATCTGCACTTTGCGTAAATCTAAGCTTCGGCAGGTCACGTTCCAAAAACGGAGTTACCATTTCTACGCCTAAATATTTTCCGTCTTTGTATGCCCTGATATATTTTTCGCCTATCTCAAGCAAATAATCATTGCCTTCTTCCCCGTTGAACGTTAGCAGAACACTTTTCTTGTCAGCCGTCTTTGTCCTTGCTACATACTTCATTCCCGGTCTGCGATAAATAGGACCGTATGGACGTACCAAACAGTTTTTAGCCCTCAGTACCGAGTATTGGTACTTGTCTAAATCTACGCGGTTTGATACTTCACTGCTGATTTCTCCACCTGTAAAAGCACTTTGTAAAAGATAATAAGGCTGTAAAACGTTTGCCATCTTCAAGCCCTCCCGTCAAAATATCTTGTCGGATAGTCAGGCTTCTCTTTTTTTTCGCTGGTGGTTGAATATTTCGCCTTGCTCAACGCAGCCTGTGCCAATGAAAACTGTTGCTGTTGCAAGCCACTATTGCCTGTCAGCTGTAAGCAGATATTAAAGGCAAGCATATGTGTTAACGCTTCTAAAAAGTCGCTTGAAAACAAGTCTGCGTTGTCTACGTCATAAGTATATTCAAGCCACGCCTTCTCGATATTGCAGCCGATTCCCAAGACATTATCCGTTGCCATATATAAGTCCCACTCGCCTTGTTCCTTCTTGCCCGCTCTGATAACAGCACCGTTATCAGAATTGAAAATCTTTCTTACGGCAACGCACTTTTCAGGGTATGCATAAACAAATTTCCAGTACGGACTTTCAACGCTAAGCTCTGCCAGTCTGTCAATTCTTTTTGCAAAGCCCCACGCATATTCCCGTAGCAGGTTTTTTCTTGTCTGCTCATAAAAAAGCTTACATTGCCTTGCTGATTCCGTCTGTTCTTCAATACTTGCTATTCTGCCTTTTGCAATGTGAGCTAAAGCCATATTACATACGTCTGTTATATTCATAGTTTTATCTCCGTTTATTTATCAAATTATTTATCAAAAAAGGGGATAAGGAAATTTATCCCTACCCCCCTTAAATATTAGTTTTTCAAGGTTTTTTCCATCAGTGCGATTAGTTCTTCCCTGCTCGCGTCATCTGAAAATTCTACTCCTGCTTCATACAGCCATACGCGAATTTCGTTCATAGTTGTATTTTTGTAAGCGTCTAATATTTTGTTGTGTGAATTTTTCATGGCCAGTTCGGTGCAGTTGCGGTCAGGCCTGCGGTAATCTTACCAGCGGTCGCACCAGCTTCATGCAGGCGGACAAATTGCTTCATACCATAAGGCAGTTTAGTAACAAGCAGTAAGCCTTTTTTGGATGCAGGCAGGCTATAGCTTGCCAAAACAACTTTGTTAGTAGTCATACCCTCATTTTCCGCTGTTTCAAGGTTAACAGTGCAAGTGCCGGTAATAGCAGTGCTTGCATGAACTACGAGAAATAAAGGGTCGTGTGCGTCACCACCGCCGACATTTGCAATTACATTGCTGTCGGTAGAGGTGGAAACGGTAGTATTATCAAAGAAAATATTCTGTTGGTCGAAAATCATTGTGATACACTCCTCTCTTTACTCTACTGCGTCTTCTTTAGTGGATTGGCAGTCAACCTTTTTGATTTGAATACCTGCTAAATACAGTTTAGGAGGTTCGCCTGCCAAATCTTGACGGGTTACATGAACGTTGTTCTTGTTGGTCAAGTAGGTTTCCAGGAAGGAATATACATCTTCTGGAACATATGCAATGGGTTGTTTAGGCATCCACAGGCGGTTTTTCGCAAAGATGAATTTATCCATCAGTTGTTTTTGTGCTGCGTCGGTCAGAGTAGCCAGTTTGGTTACATCGATGTTGCAGACGCGGACAATGGAACGAACGTTATGTACTGCCAAACCAAGTTTCCAGCTGTACAAGGTTTGCAATGCACGATACGGGTTGCCGTCTTCATCGTATACGTCGCTTTCGCCCAAGTCTTCTTGTTTCAAGCCTGCTACAGTACCTTTCGGATAAATACCAGTAACTCGTCTGTCGCCCCAGTCTACAAAGTAAATAGAGGCATTGGTTTTAGTGCCGGCAGCACCTGCGGAAATTACTTGATAACCAGGAGTGCCTTTATCGCCTTTCAAAGTATTGTAACGTGTCATGATACCGTTGAAAGTATCGGGATCGTTGTCTAAATCACCGTACAGAAGTTGTCTTGCTACATATTGACCCATACCTTCAACGTGTGCCGCGTCTTCAGAAGCACGATATTGTTCAGGATTCGGTTTGCCTGCCAACAGTTCCACGTCGACGCAGGAACGGTCCTCAAGGTTCATGCATACGTCAATGATTTGTTTAACAGTGCCTTTAGTAGCAGGAGTACCACGATTGATACGGCGGGTGGACGGGGACGGCAGAGAGGCACGGATGGTAGTCTTGTTGCCGATGGGCAAATCGCCCTCTACCCATTGAACGTCCTCTAAAATCGGATTGGATTCGTTCAATACCTCCATTACTTGAGCAATAGAGCCGTCAGGATTTAATTGTTTTTGTAAGTCGCTCAAAGTATGAGCTAAACCAATAGTTGCCATGTTTTATTCAGTCCTTTCTTATTTGTATTTACTAAAGTCGGTTTTCGGATACATTTTTGCAATCATACTGTTATTGTCAACACCGCTTTTAGCTGCACCTGCACCAATGCCGGCAGCCATACCCGGGTCGCTGTTCAGCATCTTACCCATTTCAGCAAGCACTCTGATAATTTCAATTCTGTTACCTGCACCTGTTTCGTTCAAGGCTTCTCGTAAGCCGGGACAGGTTTTCTCCATATGCTCAACAGCACTACCGCATAATGCGACGGTTTTATCTAAGTCAGCACCAAGTTCTTGTTTGGCCGCTTCGCCCCAACCTGCAATCTCTTGTTGCTTCATAGACAATACAGCACTTGCTACGCGGTTTCCGTATTCTGCACCATATTGAGCAATAGCATTTGCATTTTCATTGCTGATACCCATATCACGGATAACGTCAACAAATCTGCCTTGTTCCTCTGTGCTTAATTCAAAGCCTTCTGGCAGTTTCAAGTTATTGAAGTCATAGTTGATTCCCGCTCTGCCTGCTGTTTGAGTTTCTGCTCCTGCCACATCTCCTGTAATGGTGGTGGCTTGTTGATTGTTCGGCTCAACAGCATTTACGGATTCCGCTTGTTGTGTGCCCTCTAATTGTTCTTCATTCATATCTCATTACTCCGTTTCTCTCTCCGCATAATCTTCTGCAAGTTTCCTTGCCTTTGCCTGAAACTCTATATACTCAAGCTCTGCTGTCTGTTTCAGCTTGACCGCCTTTACTCCTAGACGTGTAATATCTCGCAATACCTGTAAACCTACTTCACGTTTTCCTTCGTTGTAAAACGTTGTACTGTTGCCTGTAAAACACTGTCCTAGTACATAGGAGTTATCCAGCAATCGCATTAAAAACCAACGCCCGCTTGGAGTTTTCAGAAGTGCTGCCAAAGCTTCATCGTCACGTCGTCTAATCTCGTTCCGGAAAAACTTTGTCAGCATTTCCTGTTTGCTGCCTTTTTCGGTAATGGCTTTATATCTTGTCATTCAAGGCCACCACCAATCCCTAGCCAGCTGTTTACCGCAGGGTTCATATCATTAGCAGCTTCCGTCAGATTCTTTGCAGCGTCCGCAGCAGGAGCGGCCGCCTGTGCTACTGCCAGTCCTTCCTGTAATTCCTGCTGTTCCTGCATTGCCTGCTGTTCCTGTGCAAGGATTTCTTGTACTGCTTCTGTGCTTCTCTGCATTACAGCAGGAGCACCGAGCATTTCAAAGTATTTACTGATAGTCGCTAATGGGTCAACCTTCTTGACAACTTCCGGCCATATCTGTGCCATCTGTGCCACTTGAGCTATTGCCTGCTCAATGTTGACAAGTCCGCTCATCTTCTGTGCCTGTGCAAGCGGGCTGATGTAGTCGACTTCTATATCTTCGCCGTTCAAGATATCCTGCAATTCATCAGGAACTGGCGGAAAGCCTCCGCTTCTGTCGATGATGTTATATACCCTGTTTAAAATCAGTGTCAGAAATTCATCCTGAAAGCGTTCGGTTACAGGTCCTAGCTGTTGCATTTTCTCCTGCATACGTTCCATAACCTCTCTAGCAGTCATACGGCTACTGTCGACGTTATCCAGCATGAGGAATAAATCTGCACTGTAGGCTCTCTTAATGCTGTCCTCTACTCTCATGATTTCCTGTGCTGCATGGTCAAGGTCAAGTTTTACTTCAAACAACGGCTGTACGAACTGCTGTGACTGGTCCTCTACGGCTGTAAGTCCGCCCGGGATAAGATTTATACCTCCGTTGTTCATAAGACTGGCAGGGCCTTTCATCGGCGGTTTGATGGACAGTTCAACGGCT